CCCCCTTATTTAAACCATAGAGAATTAACATGGCCTTATCCTTTGTGACATACACGGGTGACGGGAGCAACAGAATATTTAACGTCACATTCCAATACTTGCTACAAGCAAACGTATACGTGAAAGTTAATAATGTTGCCGTTACTTACACATGGCTAGACTCTAGTAGAGTTCAGCTAACAACAGCACCTGCCAGTGGCGCATTTGTAGAAGTACGCAGAATATCAAACAGAGCAACACGCGCTGTTGATTTCCAAGATGGCGCAGTGCTAACTGAAGCAGCACTTGATGCTGACAGTAATCAGCTATTTGAAATGGCACAAGAAGCGTTTGACTCTTCTGACACCACAATCCAACTAGATTACAACAACACATTCAATGCTGGTAACAAGCAAATTAAAAGTGTGGCTAACCCCACAGATGCACAAGATGCTGTAACTAAGTCTTGGGCAGAAGCTGGAATGACTTCACAGTTGTTGCTGGCTGATAATGCACAAGCAGCCGCATTAGTATCACAAAATGCAGCAGCTACCAGTGCGACTAACTCAGAAGCATCTAAGGTAATCTCTACAGCACAAGCTGTTATATCAACTGATAAAGCTGCTGAGTCCCTAGCAAGTGAAGTAATATCCACAGCAAAGGCTGTAATCGCTACAGATAAAGCAGTGATTGCTACCACTAAAGCCTCAGAAGCTTTAGCTTCACAGAATGCTGCAAGCACCAGTGAGACTAATGCAGCCGCAAGCCTAGATGCATTTGATGACAGGTTCTTAGGTTCTTTCTCTTCAGCACCCACTGTTGATAATGATGGGGATGCTCTAGCAACAGGCACTTTATATTGGAACAGCGCATCATCTCGTATGTATGCTTGGACAGGTTCAGTTTGGGAAACACTAAAGCCCACTAATACTGAGCAAGGTCACATCTCTACTGTGGCTGGAATTAGTTCTGCTATTACTGCTGTATCAAATGATGCAACAGACATAGGTGCAGTCGCAGCTAAAGCCACAGAGATTGGTTTGTTAGGAACATCATCTGCTGTTGCAGACATGGTGATACTAGGCACTGCTGATGTAGTGTCTGATATGAATACCCTAGCAGCTATCCAAGCTAACGTAACTGCAGTTGCTGACATATCTGGTAATGTTACAAGCGTTGCAAACAACGAAAGCAATATAAATAGTGCAGTGAGTGCTGCAAACAATATCAATGCTGTAGTAGCCAACGCATCTAATATTAATACTGTCGCTGGTATACAAGCCAATGTAAACACTGTTGCTGGTATATCATCCAATGTGACCACAGTCGCAAACAACACATCTAACATTAATACCTTAGTTAGTGACATGGCGAGCGTTAACAACTTTGCTGATAAATACCGAGTTCAGGCTGATGCACCTACCACATCACTAGACTCTGGTGACCTATGGTGGAACACAACATCTAATGAACTAAGAGCGTACAACACTTCTTCAAGTGTATGGGCTGCAACCGCACCCACAGCAGCTAACCAAGCAGCAATTGATATTGTCGCTGGTGACATTGTTTACTCGGAAGATTTAGGTTCTATCGCAGTGGCAGTTACCACTGGTTCTGGTAACTCAATCTCTACTGTAGGAAATTCGATTGCATCTGTGAACACTGTTAATGGTTCCATTGCATCTGTGAATACAGTGGCTGGATCTATTTCATCTGTTAACACAGTGGCTGGTAACACAAGCAATATCAACAGTGCTGTGTCTAATGCCTCAAACATTAATAGCGCAGTAGCTAATGCAGCCAACATTAACTTAACCGCAGGGTCTATTACTAACGTCAATTTAGTTGGTGGTTCTGTAGCTAACGTAAACACAGTTGCAGCTTCTATAGCTGATGTTAATAGGTACGCTACAGAATATACGATTTCTGCTAGTGCCCCTTCTAGTCCTAGTTCAGGTGACTTGTGGTATGACTCTAATGTAAACACTTTGAAATACTACACAGGCTCTATATGGGCATCCATTGCTGCTGGCATAGCATCTGTAGTTGCTGACACAACGCCACAATTAGGTGGTGCTTTAGACGCTCAGAACAACAACATGACAAACGTAGGAACCATATCTGGTTCTAACCTACAGTTAGACTTTGGAGGTCTATAAACATGAGTAAATTATTACAACTTCGGGGTGGCACAACTACTGAACATGCTTCGTTCACTGGTGCAGTCCGTGAAGTCACAGTAGACACAACCAAAGACACCCTCGTTGTCCATGATGGTACAACTGCTGGTGGTCACGCACTATCCACTGCGGCTGATGTATCGGCTGCTCTTGCCACATTAGTGGATTCAGCCCCTGCAACATTGAACACATTGAATGAGTTAGCTGCTGCTCTGAATGATGATGCTAGCTTCAGCACTACAGTGACTGATAGCATTGCTTTGAAAGCACCACTTGCTTCTCCCACATTTACAGGCAACATTGGTATGCCTAACGGCTCCATTGACTTAGCCATGATGAATGCTAACAGTGTAGGCAGTGGCCAGTACGTTGATGGTTCTATTCTTACAGTTCATCTAGCTAATACTTCTGTAACCACCGCAAAGATTGCTGGAGATGCTATTAACGGCAGTAAGATTGCAGATGATGCAATTAACTCAGAGCATTATGTTGATGGCTCAATTGACAATCAACATATCTCAGGAATGGCAGCTAGCAAACTAACAGGTGATTTACCTGCTATTAGTGGTGCTAACCTTACAGGCGTTCAGCCTTTCCCCTCTGGCACTGTCATGGTGTTTCATCAAACAGCCGCACCTACTGGCTGGACAAAAAGCACGACACATAATGACAAAGCGTTAAGAGTTGTTAGTGGTAATGGTGGCGGTAATGGTGGTACACATGATTTGAGCAGCCCACCAAGTCTTGCTCACACGCATACAGGTGCTGCTCACGTTCATAGTATTGGCGCACACAGTCACGGGAACAACCTGTCTGCTGCTTCACATACGCTGTCTACTTCTCAGATGCCTAGTCATACTCATACGCAGCGGTGGGGCTATGGTGGTGGCTCCGCTAACGGACTGGGCGGTTATGCAGGCCAAATCAACATTAACCAATCTGGTGGACAAACACTTGCCACAGGTGGCGGTGGCTCACACAGTCACTCTATGTCAGGAAGCGTAAGTAACTCAACTGCTTTTAACTCTAGTTCTGCTGGTGGTGATGCTACAAGCTCAACAACACCAACAGCATTTGCTCCAAAATACATTGATGTAATCATCTGCGCTAAAGACTAGGAAGGTCAAACATGGGAATGAAAGTAGAACACACCTGTCCATTAGGGTCTGAATGTGAAACAGCAGAGAACAACGTAATCAAGCGTTGTGCTTGGTATACCAAGTTGGCTGGAATAGACCCTAACACAGGTAAAGAACTGGAAGATTGGGGCTGTGCAATGGCGTGGCTACCAACCTTGCTGATAGAAAACGCCTCTCAATCTCGCAGCACTTCATCAGCCGTAGAATCTTTTCGTAATGAAATGGTTAAATCAAATGACTTGTCTAGGGAGTTACTAATATCCACAGACAGACAGTTAATAGGTAATTAATTAATGAATGAGACAATAGTTTATTATGGCTATTCAAACAAGGGGATAGTTAGTGGCAAAGAACCTTCAAAAGCAATAAAAGAATTTTCAGGGGATGACGTACCATTTTTAAAATGCCCAGTTTATAGAGATTCTATGAAAAATGTATTCTCTGTTGGTTCTTGGTTTAATTTAAAATTAAATGTTGACGAAAATGGGTTAAGGGCAGATGTACCCCAAAGCTTCATGGATGACTACATTTTAACCCATAGTGATAAGCATAAAATATATCAGCTAGGTCAAACTGTAATTTTTATTGCTAAAGATGATTCTCTAAAAATGACGCAGGAGCATCCATCTATGTCAGACAATACCTTCAGTAATAACTGCTCACTCATCAGTGGTACTTTTGATATAGGTAAGTATTTCAGGTTTGTATCTCCTGCGTTTTACATAAATAAAGGTGTAAACACAGTCAGTATTAAAGAAGGTGAAGCACTTTATTATTTAAGGTTTCATACAGAAAAGAAGATTAAATTTGTACCCTTCTTTATGAGTAGTGAGTATGAGCATATAGCTAAAAGTATAAGAGATAGTGTTGCCGATAACTTAAGTAACAAGCCTTTGGATTGGTACTATAGAGTATTTAAGAAGAAGAATATAAAGAGGCTGTTACTAAAAGAAATAAAAGCAAATCTTATATAAATTAAAGGTAATTAAAATGACAACAGTACAGATAGTAACAGAAGACAATATGATTTCAGTAGGTGGAGATGGGCGAGTAGGTGAATACACTTTTCCATCTAACCTATGGGCTATCCAGTGGGATGGTTCAACTGGTCAGGCAGAATGGACAGATGGGCCTAACACAGTAATAGAGGCTGCGGATGTGGCTGTCTATATTACAGCTTGGGAAGCTAATGCTCCTGATGCAGTAGCAGAACCAACGGCTCAAGAAGTTATTAATGCTGAGAGCATGGCTTACCTAGCATCTACAGATTGGTACGCTAGTCGTAAGGCAGATACAGGGGAGGCTATTCCAAGTGACATAGCCGCACTCCGAGCAGCAGCAAGGGCAGCGATAATAGAGGAATAACTTATGCCACAAGGCAAAGGCACGTATGGGACTACGAAAGGTCGTCCCCCAGCAAAACCTACCAAGAAACCAAAGAAGAAGTAGATGTGGTCTAGCCCAACAGGGCTACCCCTAGTTCACCAAAGCACTTCCCTTCTCCCAGAGGGGAAGGCTCTAATCATAGAGCCACAGGTGTCTTCAATAGCCCAACGCCCCATCGAATATTTAGTCGTCCAACCATCCAAAGAACCTTACGAAACCCAAGACTACTCACGGAGGTATTGGCGATGCTCGTAGAAATTGCAGCGGCAAATGCCATCTGGAAGACACTCTCGACCTGTTTGAAGAATGGACAGGAACTCTATCAGCTAGGGACACAAGTCTCCGATTACCTGTCAGCAACACAAAAGGTAAAAGATAAAGCTGGTAACAGTGAATCAAGAGGAACAGCCCTAGAATGTTTTCAATACCAAGAGCAACTACGAATCCAAAGAGAACAGCTTGAGTTCCATCTTAAAAAAAGCAGACTCAATGGTTGGAGTGACTTCGTGAAGTTTGAGGCTGAATGGCATCGACAACGAAGAGAAGAAGAGCAAGAAAAAATCAACGCCAAGATAAGAAGAAACGCCAAGATTCAAAAGGACATACAACTCGCTACTAATATAGGTGTATGCATGATTCTGGCAATGGGACTTCTATTCGGAATCGCAGTCTACTACAGAGGTTAATACTCATGTCCCAAATGACGGACTATGATGCTGGACGCTTGGTGACTCTAGTAGAAACGCTAGGTAATCAGGTCGAAACATTAAATGAAATAACAGTCACACTATCCAACCGAGTCAATGACCTAGAAAAACAATTAGTCAAAGGCAAAGGCTTCCTAGCGGGAGCCATGCTTCTTTCAATTGGTCTTGGTGGTGTCGGTACGTCAGTCCTGTCCAGATGGATGGGGACTTAGAAACTAATAGTTAGTTCATATAAACTAATATTTAGTCCACAGTAAAGTGTACATTACAGTATACGCTGTAAAGTAAAATGTACATTACAGTATACATTGTAAAGTATAAGAAACTTAAACAAGGAATCACCATGCCTATCAACCCACTCGCTGGGATTGCTGGGAGTGTCATGGATGGCCTTGATGATTTATTCACATCAGATGAAGAACGGGCGAATGCTCGTTTAAAGCTGACAGAACAACTCCAGAAACCACACACCCTCCAAGCAATGGCTAACATTGAAGGTGCAAAACACAAGTCTGTGTTCGTGGCTGGCTGGCGACCTGCAATAGGTTGGGTATGCGCAATTGGTCTTGGTTACCAGTTCCTTATCCTTCCGTTTGCTGGACTCATCAACGCTTACTTCGCACTACCCGCAGAACTCCCTGCAATTCAATCAGCAGAACTAACCACACTTGTAATGTCCCTCTTAGGTCTAGGCGGTTTACGCTCCTATGAGAAAACAAAAGGACTCACTAAATGAGTAATAGAAAACTAGAAGTAATCATGGCTGACCTTCACGAAGAGTTGGCCACTCAGCTACTTGGACACGTCCAAACGGGTGAAGCTACCGCTAGTATCTTTAACGTAGCTCGTCAGTTTCTAAAAGATAACGGGATAGATGGTGTACCGACTCAAGGTAACCCACTAGACAATCTTATTCACGCTCTGCCGGACTTTGAAGAAGATGAACTACCACTAAATCACTAGGACACTCATGGCTAAACCCATCGCAGAAGACCCTATCAAGAAAGACTTCCGGAAGTTTCTTTTCATTGTCTGGAAGACCCTCAATTTGCCTGACCCCACACCCATTCAATACGACATGGGTAACTATCTCCAAGTAGGCCCAAGACGCTGTGTCATTGAAGCTTTTCGTGGCATAGGCAAGTCATGGATAACCTCAGCATACGTGGTGTGGCTCCTTTATTGTGACCCTCAACACAAAATCCTGGTAGTAAGTGCATCCAAAGAACGTGCAGATGCTTTCTCCACCTTTACTAAGCGACTTATCAATGAAATTGAACTGCTCTCACACCTACGCACAAAGAATGGGCAACGTGATTCTGTCATTGCATTTGATGTTGGCCCAGCCATGCCCGACCACTCTCCCTCGGTTAAATCTGTGGGTATCTCAGGTCAGCTTACGGGCTCCCGTGCCAACACTATAATTGCTGATGACGTGGAGGTGACTAACAACTCTGCTACCCAGACAATGCGTGACAAACTATCAGAGGCAATCAAAGAATTTGATGCCATATTAAAGCCTGATGGACGTGTTATTTACCTCGGTACACCGCAGACAGAAATGTCTATCTACAACCTACTACCAGAACGTGGCTACGAGATTCGTATATGGCCTTCTCGCTACCCTTCGGACAAACAATCTACAATGTATCAAGGAAGACTAGCGCCCTTCATAGAGCTTCACAGAGCCTCTCAGGAGGGTATGCCCACAGAGCCTGATAGATTCAATAAGATTGATTTAATGGAGCGTGAAGCGTCCTATGGTAAGGCAGGTTTTGCCCTTCAATTCATGTTGGACACCACACTATCTGATGCTGATAAGTACCCATTAAAGCTTAGTGACCTTTGTGTTGCTGCACTCAATCCTAGAAAGGGTTGGGGTGACCTAGCGTGGGCTTCTGGCCCTGCTCAGATTGTCCAAGATGTCCCTGTTGTGGGCTTTACTGGTGACAGGTTTTATAGGCCTATGTGGTTCTCTGACGAGATGTATGAGTTCACTGGTGCTGTCCTTGCGATTGACCCTTCCGGTCGTGGTAAAGACGAGACTGCTTACGCTGTGGTGAAGATGTTAAATGGCTACCTGTACGCTTCCCAATGTGGTGGCTTTAAAGGTGGTTATGATGACCTGACATTGCAGAAGCTAGCCAACCTAGCGAAGATTGAGAAGGTCAGTATGATTGTGGTGGAGAGTAACTTTGGTGATGGCATGTTCTCCAAGCTATTAGCCCCATTCATTGCCAAGACTTACCCAGTGTCCATTGAAGAAGTCAGACATAACACACAGAAGGAAGTGCGTATCATTGATACCCTTGAACCTGTGATGATGCAGCATCGTCTGATAATTGATGAGAAGCTGATTAAGGAAGACTACGACAGCGCACCGGAGCCTTCGTACAGTCTGTTCTACCAGATGACTAGGCTGACTAAAGATAGGGGAGCTATTGTCCATGATGACAGGCTAGAAGCCCTCTCAATGGCAGTTAATTACTGGACTGAACAGATGGATACAGATGCAGAATCTATGGCTGCTCAGATGAAGCTTGAAGCTTTCAATGGGGAGATTCAGAGGTTCATAGATAGTGCTACAGGTGTCTATAAAAGTGTAGGTGATAGGTGGTTTTAATGTCTTGTTTTGTATCAAGAATATTAAAGTTGCACCATAGGGTTGATAGATATAAACATACACCTATAGATAACTATAGGGTAACTCACTCTTGACCCATACATCATGTTCATTATTTATAACTGATAATAACTACCTAAAGATAACTCTAAGTTAACCTATACATCATCATCATTGGTAGTAACTAATAAGACTATTAAGGCTGTTAACTGGTCAGTAACAGTAAGTAATGACTTAAAGACACTGGTAAGGTTATCTAAGAGTCAGTCCAACTAATGACTCTACGTGGCCACGGGGTTCTCCAGAATCTCGTTGGTCAACCTTTAAACTACTATCCGTTTTGTCTGCACAAGCCTACAGCCATGCTTAGAGTAAGTCCCAGCCCACCCTCTTCCTTGGATGCCATCGACTTAACGAAACATCCTAAAACTACTTTAGCATCTCTTGCACCAGAACATAATTCTAGTAGGAGTGGAATAGCAGCACCACCAGCTCCTGCGCCTTCAAACGCAAACATACCATTTTCAAAACATTTAGTAGGCTCAGTTTCAAGCTTACTAATGTCATCTACATTAAAGACTTCTGAAGCAGCCGTAACTCCACTACTAAAGAGCATTGAGAAAGCTAGTGGTACTAATAGTTTGTTTAAGCGCATCTGCATTTCCTTGTGTTAACGACAGTTCTCGTTAGTGAGTATACATGGGGTGGTTTTGGATTCTAGGGGTTCTCTGGGAATAATTTAGAACAAAAATCTGTGCCGCTATATCTATTACGGACACAGGACGCTCCCCCCGTGGGGTAGGCGTGTAGGCAGGGTAAAAAAGTCTAGGGGGT